GATCAACATGGAGAATGCTCCAGTTGGTACTCAAGAAGCACCTGCTCTTAAGTAACACTAAACCCCAGCCTCTTGGTTGGGGTTTTTTTTACTTCAAAATAAATCAAATGATCTGCTGATCAGCAGATTGTTCAATTAACTAATTAGCGTCCCAGAATCTAGGGATCCAGGTTTAGAAAATCCCTGGCAGCAGCTGCTCAGCAGATTATTCAATTAGCTAAATAGGCCTGCGGCCAGGAATCCTGGGATCCAGGTTTGCAAAACAGCTAAACTAATATGTAAGGGCCTGTCGGTCAATGTTATGCTCAGCAGATTGTTCAATTAACTAAACAGGTCTGTGGCCAGGAATCCAGTGATCCAGGTTTAAAAGACTGACGACTGCTCAGCAGATTGATCGATGTGCTAACCTGGTGGCAACTAAAGGTGGTCATTTTATAATACTGTTCAGTATTCTATCAAACTAATAGCTAAAAGAGGGTCTGGTGCGATATTGTTAGTATAAATCCAAAAAATCCAATATAAAATATAATAAATCCAAAATCTTATATAATAATTAAAAACACAATTATTGAAAAAAAGGGGTCAGATCATTTATATATATTAAGAAAAACTTTGGATTTTGGATTTTTCAGATTTTGTAACCTTATATTGGATTTTTTGGATTTGTACTTTTTGTCTAAGTTATTGATTTTATTAAAATTTCTCAAAATGGCCCAGATAATTTATAATGGATTTTTTGGATTTGCACTAACAAGCATGCATTGTCACACACTAATAGCACCAGTAGTTTTCTATATTCGCTAGTCGTAATAAAATTTTTTTATGTAGGATAAAATTATTTTATTGTACTATACTGACGCAATGGGCTATAATAATAGATGGTAGTGGTTAGATCTACCAGTATTTAGTTAATCAACTTATAGGTACTTATTATGAATGAATCCTTACACAACCTGCCACTATACGAACTGGCTTCTCTTATATACAGAGACTGGTCTAACGTCAACTATGCGGCTGAACCTTACTTAAAGGCAATGCAGACTCTCAACTCAATCCACGACCCCTACCTCTTAGATACAGGCAAGTCTATTGTACTGCACTTCCTGGCTAACGCACAGACATGGCGTGGCGAGACTGCTCGCACAATCAAAGCAGAACTGAAGAGGAGAGCTAACATATAGTGCTCCACGTATAGCTCATTAGCTTATTAGTTAGTGGGCTATGCGAGGGGCATCCCTCATACTACACATCAACAACATAGGAGATAGCTATGATAAGCATACCCATTGATTTTAAAGACACTGACACAGGCAATACGCTCAAGGCACTAGACATGGTGATAATAGAGTATTCTATACCTGCACTGCACCAGACCCACTTGATAGCTGCGATGTACGGCAACACTGTACAGTTGGAGCATATAGCTAAGTGGTTGCAGACCTATGTAGAGGCCCGCTACAACACTAAAGAAACAATCATGATTACGAGGGTCTACAGATGAACTACGCCAAACACCACGACTTCCGCATTCCATATATCAACTTAGCTAATCTCACTATTGAGGAGGCCACTCAATGGGCTATAGCTATGTGTGAGGCTGGCTTAGACTACCACATGGACGAGGATCCGCATGACATCTATCACTTGACTAATAACAAGCTTGGGGAACCACTCTTTAACTATGCCGAGTGCATCGCGTTAAGGCTTATAGTCCACTCTATTAACCAGTTAGAGGGCTTCTGCATACATGAGGTTATGATAGACTGGTATAATGACATACATACACGCAGCACTGTATGCTTTGAGCCTTACCCAATAGTTCAATAGGAGACAACCAATGAACGATCGTGAAATTGATGAACTAATTGACAAAACTGTCAATGTTATTAATAGCTGCCGTACTCAAGAGCAGCTCGATGTAGCTCACAAATATACTCAGCTAGTGTACCGTAAGTTGCGCAAAGCTAAATGTAACTCTCGTATCAAGGCTGCTGCACACATTGAGCATGCCATGGGTAAGATGAGCTTCTTTGTAACCCTTGAGTATTACAAGACCTTTTAGGAGATAACACTATGCAATTCTATGAACATCCTGGCCAAGTGTCAGTGCCAACCCCTCTGCTCAGAGCCTTAACTGTGCTAGGCTTTTATGACTCGTCATACGGCAACGATGTATGGCCTGGCTTTAGCTATGACGTACCTACAAAAGCAAATGAGGTACAAGACACCGTGACTATCTACTTCGTTGGTGAGGCTGATGAGGACGGTGATGCCCAACCTGGTGGCTCACTACTACAAGAGCTGTATATCAGTTGGAACTCAGAAGAAGGAGACACTATTAGCTTAGAAGGAGGGCTGCTAACGGTACTGGAGAAGATCACCTTGTTTATTATGAAGCATAAGCGAGAGTAGCCTATAAGCATCTTAGTTTCTAGGATCCTGGAAATGAAAATCCCTACTAACTCAGTAGGGATTTTTTTTATCTGCTAACATAAGCAAAATTTATAACATCATAGAAATATTTAATTGTACTTACAGTTCTTATTGTTTTAATATATTCACTACCTTAGATACATTTAGTAACTAAGGATTTTAACTAACTGCCAACACAGGAGATACCTAACATGGCTAATGTAAAAAAGGCTTTCCAGCCTCTCATCGAATTCCTGGAACAGAACAAAGACAAGAAAGTCTCTTCTATCCTGGCCGAAGCAACTGAACTCTGTGCTGCCAAAGTTGGTGGCGGTGGTCGTGCCGCCTCTACTGTCATTCGTGACGATGCAGGCAACGTGACCCACATCTTCTGCTACTACCACAAAATGTGGGAGCCTGTTGGCGAAGGTGAAGGTATGGTCGAGTATGGCAAGAAGGCCAGCTCTCCTACTGGCTACAGCAACATGTGCAAAGAGGGCACAGCTGCCTGGACCAAGCAACAGCGTGACAGCAAGAGCGAGAAGGACGCGCTCCTGGCCAAAGTCGCTACTGGTGAGATCGAGCCCTCAGCTATCAAGGCTGAGATGGACAAGATCGAGAAGCGTCGTGCCAAGATCCATCCGCGTGCTGACGGCATTGGCATCAGCGAAGAGGACATGGTCAAAGCCTCTGCTGAGAAAGCTGCCTAACCTTAGCTATACCCTATAGCTGCAGGGGTTTAGCGAGGATTACCCTGTAGTTGCCTCACTCTTCGGAGTGGGGCTTTTTTATGCCTGCTAGTTAGCTATAAGCTTACCTTATAATTACAATAGATAAATTAAATTTTACTTTTATAATTTATCCTTATAAAATAATAGTTCCCTTCCTAAAAGAGAAACTAATGAGAGCACGTAAGTTAATCAGCAAACAGTACTTACATAAAATGTATGAACTGTCAACCATAGGTGTACCAGTAAGGAAGATTCATACTGATAATCAGATCAATATGAGTGTGCCTACTTTCACAACACTCCTAGAGTACTATGAAAAATTCCTGGGTTATATAAACACTAATCCAAAGATAGCTAAAGTTATGGAGGCTTCACTATTTCCAGACTGGCTTATACATGAAGTGCCTGGTGCGCAAGAGCAACCTGAGACCTGGAAGTATGTAGGCAGATTCCCTGTAGGAGCATGGCTAGAGCGATGAAAACTATACAACCATTCATAGAGATGGGGTTTCATACTGTTCCTTTAAAAGGAGAGCTAAAGAGGTTAGAGAACGGTAAAAAAACTATACCCCAGTTTGAGAAGGATTGGAAGGACAAATATAACAGTACCTTTAACGAGAAAGCTGTATCTCTAGGCGGCACTATGTGCGGTAAAGTTAGTGGCATGATAGCTATAGATTGTGATAGCTCTGTTACTTACTCAATGTTCAAAGCCCTGGATCCAGAGAATCAATTCCACTTTATATCTAAAGGTAAGCCATCAGGTGGCGGCACTATCCTATACAAGTATCCAGAGAAAGAGCAATACAATATACCATCGTTTAGTTTGAACAATGAGACTATTAAGCTAGACTTTTACTCTGATAATGGCTTTGTATATTTGCCAACCGACGCTAACACAACTAAGGAGCCCTGGCCGCAAGAGACATTTGAGGAGATGCCTAAGCTAGTAGGTATGCCGATTGAGGTCTATACGATGCTAAAGTCATTGTATGACCAGTATTATATAGCTAAGACCAAGACTGTTGCAACCGATGAGCCAACGAATGGTAAAGTCCAATTAGCTAACTTCCTGGCGCCTACTGTTGAACTGATGCTACAGAAAGAAGAGTTCAGCCCTACATTGTTTAGAATAATTACGCCTAAAGATTTCAGAGAGCTTCCACAATACCTTAAGCACGGGTATCTACATCCTGATCAAGTGCCTACTGGTCGTGGGTCAGAGTACCTTAGTAAAGTCTCAGCTATATTGGGCAAAGATGCGAGCATTGACCAGGACCTGTATGAGGAGGCCATAGAGTTCATTAACGAGCTCTGGTCTGAGCCTATGGATCCAAAGCAGCTACGAGCCACTATAATCAAACCTATGTTAAGTGGCAGTGCTACTATTAATGGTGAGTCTATATGGACATATGATAAAGAATGGAAGCAACGAGGCTTTAGCTTTATCAATAAACTTGGTGAGGCTATTGAGGTGTTCTTTGATGATATACGAGCCAGTTACTACTTAGTTAACTTCACATTAGGTACAGTCGCCTCATATTATAAAGACACTGACGTGTTCTCTTACATCGATACTATTGGTCTGGGTTTACCACAACGAAAGAACTTCAAAAGCATTATGCCAATAGTACGCACTATCAACGACCCTGCAAAGGAATTTGGATTCTACTCTAAAGACCACTATACCAGACAATTTAATATCTTTCAACAAACTCCACAATTAGCTATACTCAATAAGCCTGAGGTATACGCTAAGCTATATAAGGAGCCTGAGGTAACACTTAGGTTTTTTGAACATTTAGTGCCGCATACTAGGACCAGGATTTATATACTAAAGTTCTTAAGAAAGAAACTAACTACATTTAGTTATTCGCCAGTAGTACTTTACTTCTTAGGTACTCATGGCTCAGGCAAAGACACATTTGTAAGACTTCTTAGTTACATAATCGGAGAAGACTACATAGCTAAACCAACAACTAAAGAATTCCTAGAGCAGTATAATGGGTGGATAGTTGATCGATACTTTGTTCAACTAGATGAGTATGGAAACCAGTTATCCAGGTATGCAGATAAGCAAGAAGCTTTAGGTAAGATAAAGGCATACTCAGGTAAAGACACTATTCAAGTCAGGCAGATGCGGTCAGATGGCTTCTCGTACAAGCACAATGCTACATTCATATTAACAGCTAATACTAATCCACTACTATTAGAGGATGGAGACAGACGAGCACTGATTGCTGGTACGCCTAATAGCATGGCTACAGCAGAGTGGGTAGAAGGTTACGGAGGCTTAGCTAAAGTACATGAGCTGCTTGAGCAAGAGTCAAAAGACTTCTGTTATTACTTAGCTACTCAAGTTGAGGATATGTCATACGATGAGTATGTAACACCGTTATATAGTAGTACTAAGCATAATCTAATAGCTGATTCATTACCTGCTGCACCTAAGTTAGCTTATTACTTTAAGCACAATATGTTTGATGCACTTAATGACTTAATAGAAGAGTTTGATGTGCCTCATGTGTTAAGTCATGCAGGTGAGCAAAGAATATATGAGGATGACCTGTTCGATCTATATTCTTTTATGACAGATTTTGCTGGAGTCAAGAGAGGCATGGCAGCAGCTATGCAAGATGCAGGGTTTAAGAAAGTACCAACAACTAAAGACGGAGTAAAGTCTTATTATTTCCATGTACCTAGCTTGCAATATTCTGAACTTAAAGATGAAGGGTTTGAAGACCCAGGAATAGAACTATGAGTATATTACTTAAAATATATATCATATTTCAAGTACTTAAGACGACTATAAGATTTAACTGGTATGCTAGAAAAGGTGTAGTAACTAATAAAGTCTTCTACCTATATGGGACTTTAAAAATTAATCGTAGCGTAACTGTGCATAACTGCACTTTTATGATCAAAACACATCTAAGTATAGCCCTACAAGTAAAAAAGGACATAGCTGTCACGCTGTCACATTGCGATATATTTGCTAATGGATATAAAGTTGACACAGGAGTGCTAATAGCATAAGATTTATCTATGACGGTATAAAATCTTTTTATTATACTATCTTATAGTATCATAGTATAATAGAGTTTTACAGAACAGTAGGAATTAGTTATGACACGTATCAACTGTGTGGATCCTGAGATACTACACGACAAACACTTGTTAGCTGAGTATCGTGAGTTGCCTCGTATCTTTACTCTTGTAAAGAAAGCACTTGAAGGGAAAGGCGAATTACCTTGTCACACACAATCTGACCAGTATGTGCTTGGCACTGGCCATATGAAATTCTTTTATACTCGCTGTGGCTATTTACTTAAGCGTCAAAAACAATTGATTGCTGAATGTAAACGGCGTGGTATACAAGTACAGTTTACTGATCCAGACTCCTTAGTTATTGGCATACCAAAGTATTGTATGCATGACTGGGAGCCTGATGGTAAAGCAATCGCGTTAAACTTAGCGCGTATCTTTGAACGTCTTGAACAAATGGAGACAAAAGCAAATGAGTATTAGGTCTATAACTGTTAAGTTGTTAAACAGAACTGAAGTCGAAGTCCTGGAAAAAGACATTCGTAAAAAGCCTGGAATTCTTATCTGTAAGATCCAAGGTAAGAAGCGGATTTTCGCTGAATGGTTTGTAACTAACTATGGAGATCTGTAATGAAAGACGAACTGAAATTGTATAATGCATTGCTGATTGAAAAACAGGTGCAAACTATTGGCTGTATCTTTCCTTCAACTACTTATGGGTCTGATGGGCCTCGCAAGTACACTTACATTGTGCCTGATGATATGCAAGGCAAAGTAAGTGAGGGTGACTATGCAGTAGTAGAGACTCAGAAAGGATTCTCTGTTGTACAAGTAGTTGAAGTCCATGAGACTTGCCAGGTTGAGCTGTCTAATACTATTGAGTTCAAACATATTGTGGACATAGTAGACTTAACAGGTTATGCGGATTTACAATTACGAATCCGTAAAGCTAAGTTAGGTATAGCTAATGACTTGCGCAATGCAAAAGCTACAAATATTACTAAGCATGCGTCGCCTACTACAAAGCAATGGATCTGACTATTAGCTTAGACTTGTTATGCAGATTTTATGGAGAACTACAATGCAGATAGAAACTAAATTTAGTAACGGCGACACGGTGTATGGCGTTCAGCACGAATACATCACTGATAAGTGGCAAGTAATAGGCCCGATGACTATTGGTCAGGTAAGGGTGGAAATCACTGATTCTCTTGGAGTTGAAGGCGAAGAAATTTTCAGCAACTACATGGCTCAGAAAGAAACTAAGGAACAATATATGTGCATTGAAACCGGCATCGGCACCGGCACTTTGCACGATGCCGATAAACTGTTTGATACGAAAGCAGCAGCAAAATGTGAGGCAGATAGCAGAAATGTTATTGCCGCATAACTGAACAAAACAAATTGGAGCAACAAATGATAACTGTGACAATTTCCATCAATGGCTCGCCTATTTTTGCGCGAAGCGCGACCCGTGAACAGCCAATGCAAAAGGACGGCAAATACCCCTATGACGTAGACACAGGGGAAACTGTACTGCATCACCCTGACGATGGGGCCGTGACACTTGCAAAACAACTGCTGGACACGATTCATGAACCGGGTTCAGGTAGATAATGAATTTAACTATTAGTTTGCAAGATAAGTTCGAGCAGTTTCTCAAGGATGAGACTGTTTGGACTTTCTATATCACTGGACCGGCAGGGACCGGAAAAACAACTTCACTCAAGCAATTAGTTGACTATTGTGTTAGCCAAAAGCTTGAGACTACTATTTGTGCCTTCACACACAAAGCATGTGGAATCTTAGCTGAGAAGCTTTCACCTAATGCCAACATTTGTACATTGCATGCCTATCTATCTAAACGACCTACTATTAATGACTTAGCTACTAAAGCTCAACACATTGAAGTAAGTCGTCAGCATGGAACACCTGAGACCACTCAAGTCTTATTTGTAGATGAGTTCTCTATGGTTGGAGAACAAGACTATATGGATATAGTTACTGCATCTGAGGATCCTGAGACTGGTGAGCCACGAACTAAAGTGGTTTATATTGGCGATATGAACCAGCTGCCTCCAATAGGAGACATGCAAACCATTAATCCTAATGGTAAATGGTGGGTACAATTAACACATGTTTATCGCCAGGCAGAAGGTAATGAGTTATTAGACTTACTGCATACATTAGTTAAGTATATTGGAGGTGAAGAACCTATGCCTTTAGAGGCTAATAAGAACTTCATTCGTCAAGTAGACTTAGCTAAGCAATACAAAGCTATGCAGAACGCAGGTGAAGATATTGTCTTATTAGCTTATACAAACCAAGCAGTTGAGCAATGGAATGCTGAGATCGAGGGCAAATCATATGTAGAAGTTAATGATGCTGTATTCAGTCCAACTAATCGTGAACATTACTTTGTTATCAATGATGCCTTAGATCTGCATGATATTGAAGAAATCAGCTTAGCTTATGGTGAAAAGAAGTTAGGTTGGGATTCTAAGTATAGAACACTAGAGCATTTAGTGTCTATGCCTGATATTCGTATAGGTTACTTTGTCGACTTAGACCATATAGAGTCAGTTAGAGCCTATATATTTGGCCACTATGAGTATAAGTGCTATACCACAAGACTCAAAGAAGCCGCTGCTAAAGCTAATAAAGAGTGTGAAAAGTTTGCTAACGGCAATGCCAGATTATGGGCTCAAGCTAATCCCACACACCCATTAGCTAAGAAGCGAGCAAAGGCCTGGCGAGACTACCTCACATTTAAAGAGTGTGTAATATGCCTGGACTTTCCTCATGCAATGACAGTGCATAAGAGTCAAGGTAGTACATATAAGTATGTGTGCATTGACACGGATGACCTGTACCATTGCGCAGCTAGAGATTTTACTCTCTACTTAAGATTGATGTATGTAGCTATCAGCCGTGCATCAGACACTGTGTTTACAAATTAGAGGATAAGTTATGCTTATGCCTCATAAAAATATTTTATTGTACAAGCTGTGTATAGTACAATATAATATGTTAGTTACATCAGTCAGATGTGACAATTCTTCAACTAATTAGGAGTCAATTATGACAGCCGAAAATATACAGTCCCCTGTGGGCGATCTTGAGTGGGTTTTCATTACCGGTAAAGGTAAGAAAGACCTTAATGATAACGACCGTTTTGTTGCTTCTGTGGTTCTTGATGAAGACTCTGATGCTTGTAAAGCATTCATGGAAAAAATCGAGAATTTCTGGGAAGAAAACAAGCCAAAAGGTAGTAAGGATCCCAAGTCCCTGGGCTTCAAGATTCTTGAAGATGACGAAGGTAACTCTACCGGTCGTGTGTCGTTCAACTTCTGGACAGGTACTGTCTTTCCTGACGGTTCTGCCAAAGTTGTAAAAACCTTCAATGCAAAGGGTGCTGAAGTCTCTCTTGGAAACAAGAAGATTGGTAACGGTTCCCGCGGTCGTATTGGTGGTGCGATGGGTATCTATGACAACGGCAAAGCCGCTCGTGGAGTCACGCTGTATCTCAACTCTATTCAATTGTCTAAGTTCAAAGAATTCACTGGCGGAGATAACTTCGATGCTATTGATGAGGACGAAGATGATGCATTTGAAGGTGTTGATGATATGGGAGCTATCCCTGATGAGTCCTCTGCTGAGACACCTGTCAAGCCTCGCCTGTAAACTGTAGGCTGAAGTCCTGGGCACGACATTAAACTGCCTTTACATAACCCTATAGAGGATTCCATGTACGCATTCACTACTCTTGAGGATGTAATGTCCTCAACAAACATAAAGCAACCCATAGCTTTTGACACAGAAACTGATGGTTTCTATGGTCAAATAGAGGTTGCTCAATTCTATCAGCCACATTGGCCTGAAGTTAAGCTAGTACGTAAGCCTGAGCCATACACATTAGCTAACTTCATTAAAGAAGTGACCCCGATTGGCCATAACCTGCACTATGATTTTTCAGTACTCCAAACTCAAACAGGAGCTAACTGGCTGCCTGGTGAGTTTATTGATACATTTTACTTGTCTCGTTTGTACTATTATACTAAAGAGAAGTTCACTCTTGATGATGTCCTTAGCTATGTTTTAGGCTATGATCCTTATGAACAAGCAGGGCTGAGCAAGAAAGATTTGCAGAAATCTAGTTGGTCAGGTCTATTGTCTCCTGCACAAGAAATGTATGCGGCGCTAGATGTATTCCATATGTTTGAAGTGCTTGACAAGTTATCTGAGATGCAAGACGATTTTAGCTATAAGCTAGACATTCTCTTTACCAGATACTGTCTTGAGTTTCAGCAAAATGGTATGCCTGTGTTAGCGGAAGAGTTGCAAAACCGTTACAGATCTAACCTAGCTCGCATTGATGAGTTAGCTTTACCTATTAATGTTAACTCCTGGCAACAAGTTCGTCCATACATCGGTGAGAGCGAATCAGACGGTTTAGCTTTAGCTACCTTTGCCTTGCAAGGTAATGAACGAGCCGCACAAGTTAATGAAGTTCGCAAGTTAATAAAACAGAATAGCTTCTTAACTAAGTTTGATGTTGCTTCTGGCCGCATTTATGGTCGGTTTAAACCCTCAGCCAGGTCAGGTCGTTGTACTTGTGGTGACCAGAACCTTCAACAGATCCCACGCAAAACTAAAGACGTCTTTGGCGTAGAGCCTGACAGCGGTAGATCACTTATATACAGTGACTATTCACAATTAGAGCTACGTGGAGGTTGCGCAATAACTGGCGAACTACGTATGGAAGAGCTATTCCGTTCAGGCGAAGACTTGCACCAATATACTGCAGACATGATTAAAGCGTCTAGGCAAGTAGCTAAGACAGCTAACTTCAACTTATTGTATGGAGGTAGTCATGGCATGCTGGGGTCTATCTTGATTAAAGACGCAGGCCTATTAGTTCCAGAAGCTGAGTTAGCTATGATTAAGAAGAAGTGGCAAAACTTATGGACTGGTATCTATGCCTGGCAACAACGCGGTATAGCTGCTTGGCGCAAGAAGCAACCCTGGCAGACACCTCTTGGTCGTCGTTATGTTGGCAAACTAATGACTGACCATCTTAATATACAAGTGCAAGGCTTTGGTGCTGAAGTGGCTAAACTAGCTACACACTACATGATGCCTGCGTTAAGAGGTTTGCCAGGTGATATTAAGGTTTGTAACTTTGTACATGACTCTTGGGTTCTTGAATGTGACAATGACAGATCAGTTCACGAACAAGTAGCTAGGGTTATGTCTGAAGCAATGCAAGAGGCTTGGTTTGAGTGTTGTCGTTCAACTAAGATTAAGGACTTACCCATGCCTGTGGATGTCTATGCAGGCTTTAATTGGGGTAAGATTGAAGATGAGCACATCTATAAATTTACTAAGGAATAATTATGAAAGACCAACATGTAATGTTAGATTTAGAAACTATGGGTACTAACAATGATGCTGCTATTATAGCTATTGGGGCTACAGCGTTTACTTATACTAACGGAATACACCGTGAATTTTACGTCAAAGTAAACTTAACTGATGCTATGGAACACAATGGAAAAGTTAATGGCGATACTGTGTTGTGGTGGCTACAACAATCAGAAGAAGCTAGAAGAGAGGTATATAACGCTAGTACAGGGTTATTACAAGCTTTAGAAAAGTTTACAGCCTTTATTAATAGTTTGCCTAGCAAACCAGTAGTTTGGGGGAACGGTGCCACTTTTGATAATGTGATTTTGCGCTCTGCGTATAAAAATAATGGTTTAAAAGCTCCATGGCATTTTACCCAAGACGGGTGTTACCGTACATTAAAACATTTAGTTAAAGCAGAGCATCCAGAACTGCCTGAATTAACTAACCATAATGCTTTGCATGATGCGATTTGGCAAACTCATCATATCCTTAATATTTTTAGAGAGATGCAAAAATGAATAACAATTTAGAAGTACAATATTGTAGTTTACTACGTGCTATACTGGATGATGGAAAAGTCTCTGAAGGTCGTAATGCTGTAACCAGTAGTATCTTTGGCCACCAACTAAAGTACTATGTAGGCGATAAATTTCCAGTGCCTTTAATGCGCAAGTTATACCCTAAAGGGGTTATTGGTGAGATGGCGGCATTTCTACGTGGACCTAAAACAGTGCAAGACTTTGAGATTGAAGGTTGTAACTATTGGAAACAGTGGGCTAAACCTGACGGCTCACTTAATGTAGATTATGGTAATAAATGGATTGACTTCGGAGGTGTAAACCAGTTAGAGAATGTTATTTCTGACTTACAGTTAAATCCACATAGTCGTAGGCATTTGATTAGTGGCTGGGATCCTACTAATATAGCTAAGTCTAGTTTGCCTTGTTGTCATTATGCGTATCAGTTCTATGTGACTCAGCATGGTGAGCTGAACATGGTATGGATCCAAAGATCTATAGATGTAATGATAGGGTTACCATCAGATATTATGTTAGCTAATATGTTTATTATCTTAGTGGCTTACCTAACTAATCTTAAACCTGGGGCAGTAACAATGCAATTGGGGGACTGTCATATTTATGGGGATCATGCTTTTGGCGCTATTGAGTACTTAGCTAGAGCGGAACGATACTCAGATAGAGTAACTAATCCAGAGAGTTTCTACCCTGTTTATGAGTTACAAATGATTACTGACTATAAAGAGTTTAACAATGATTCTTTTAGAGTCACTACTTGGGATCAACTAGATTCCATTTCTTTTAAATTACACGCATAGGTGAAAACATGTTAAGTAATTTAGTTGTGCTACGTATTATAGATTGGAATCGTCAACGTTACGACCAAGTCTTTAATAAGCAATTAGCTGAAGACCTTCTATTAGAAGAGCTAATGGAGTATGAAACAGCACAAACACCTGTAGATCGGCTAGACGCTCTTTGTGACCTTACTTATATCGCAGTAGGCATTTTGTGGAAGATGAACAAGCTTGATATGGTTGAGTGTATCTATACTAAAGTTCCACCTAAAGCATTTCTAGATTGGTATGTCGATCGCTTTTGTTCTGCGGATGAGCCTAAATTAATGGCTGGAACTATTGGTTGCATTATTAATGCTTGTGAAGATTTATCTGGCTTATCTGAGGCTTTATTTAACAAAGCCATGCTAATAGTCTGTGATAGTAATGACTCTAAGTCAGTTAAAAAGACTGATCCTAGTGTTAAAGCTAACATAGATAAAGGTTCTAGTTTTATTCCACCAGAACCACGACTTCAATTAATTCTACAGGAGCATGCAAATGCTAACAAAAAAGTTTGAGCAATTAGCTCGTGATGAAGCTAAAAAATCTGTGTGTAATGAGCGAAAGGTTGGGGCAATTATTGTCTTAGATAAAATAGAGGCAGTGGTAGGTCGCGGGTATAACAACTCTATGACCTGCATGTGCACTAAACAAGATAAGTGTCCTTCTGATGTGGTTCATGCTGAAGCTATGGCTATTGAAGATGCGTTCTATTATGGCTTAGCTCCGGAGTACACTACAGATAGTACTTTTACTATGTATGTCACTCAGCCACCATGTAATAAATGTCTTGAGGTAATTAACTCTGCGCCTTATCCCGTATCAGTTCATGTGTGCGAACAGTTTATTAAGTTCGATGATGACAAAGTTCGCTATGATCTTATACCTCCAGAATGGGAGTTAGCTTTAGCTAAAGTCTTAACTCATGGAGCTAAGAAATATAAACCTAATAATTGGCAACATGGTGAAGTTGATCGTTATTATGCGGCATTGCGTAGGCACTTAGCAGCCTGGCGTCAAGGTGAGATAAATGATCCTGACTCTGGTATGCCACATCTTTGGCATGTGTTTACTAATGTAGGTTTTTTGTTAACTATTACTGAGGCAAATGAAAATGTCTAAAATTACTACTGATATTGACTACGATGGCAAAGCTATCTGTATCCGCCCTTCTGCAATTGATACTTTCTTTAATTGCCCTTTTCAATGGGCTAAGGTTTTCCTTGAAGGCCGTGTAACTATTCCTAATGCTCGTGCAGCTATTGGCACAGCTATTCACAAGGGCGTAGAAGAGATGTGGAAAGAAGCTCAACTCACACAGAATAAAGAAGAGGTTAATCTCACTATGATGTGTGATGCAGCTATTGAAGAGTTCCAAAACCTGGATACTGATCTTCAATACGACCCAGGTGAAAACTCTCGTACTGCTGAGAATGAAGTAATACAAGGCTCCAAAGCTTTTGTAGAAGATATTGTACCTTTTGTTGATATTCCTATTAAGGTTGAGCACCGCATTGACATTGAAGTGGCACATCCGATAGTTAGCAATGTTGGTGGTACTATTGACTACATTGCTCCAGGCGTATTATCAGACGTTAAGACTTCTAAGCGTAAACCAGTAGCTCAGTCGTACGTCACCCAGCAATCTACGTATAAATTCCTAGCTGAGTCAGAAGGCTTTGATGTATCTCGTGCAACCATTCAAGGTGTAGCTCTTACTAAGTCTCCTACAGGACATGTGCTTGAGCTAGAGTCAAACGTGCCACGAGCTAAGTATCTAATCAATACTATGTTAGACACATTAGAGGCTTTTCACAGTGGTATAGCCCCTAACTTGCTATTCCGCGGTAACCCTAAATACTACCTTTGTTCAGACAAGTATTGTACTTTGTACAATGAAGGTTGCCCTTACGTACACGGAGAATAAGATGGATAAAGCAACAACTAAAGAGGCTGTTGCTTATGTCATAATCCAGGAGATAGTAAGATCAAAGTATGCCCTAGCCGTTGCGCTGGGCATACGCCCTATTATGATTAACAACTATCTTAAGGGAACTAGAATGGGTTGGGCAATAGCAGAGCGGTTTAAAGAGCTCTATAACATAGAGATTACTGATAAATACGACAACAGAGCGAGGATGACTAATGTGGGTTGATATTTTTTTAACAAACTGTTTAGTTGCAGTAATTGCGGTTTTATGGTTATACGCGTCTAGCCCATACATCACAACTGTTAGTGACCGGATAGCGGTATTGACCATTTGGTGTTTAGTACCCACAGGGTTGGCTGCGATATGGCTATAGCTCCATGGGACCATCAGCTTAGTTTTGCTGAGTCAGGCTATCATATTCTCAAAGATAATATGATAGTCTACTTAGCAATGGAGGAGCGTACGGGTAAGTCACTAATAGCTTTACTTATAGCTGAGAAAGCTAATGTAGAGTCTATTTTAATCCTTACTAAGAAAGGTAAGCCATTAGATGGGTGGAAAGAATTATTAGCTCAGTTCGATACCGCTAAGAATTACTATGTCACTAACTATCATCAAGTTAGTAAAATCCAACGTGATAAGTGGGACCTGGTGATCTTAGATGAAGCCCATAATTATATCAGTAGTTTCCCTAAAAAGTCTAAAACTTGGATGCAGGTAAGGACTAAGACGCATGAGACGCCTATAATCTACATCTCAGCCACTCCACATGCACAGACCTATGCTCAGCTGTATCATCAATTTGCGCTGAGTGATTGGTCACCTTGGGCGGGTTGTCATGACTATAAAGCATGGCATAAAGTGTACGGCATACCCTACACTAGATACTTGTATCAAAAAGAAGTAGAAATGTGGGACCGTGTACATGACGAGGCGGTTATAGCTAGGACACAACACCTGTTCCTTACAATGACCCGTAAGGCCTTAGATTTTAAACATGAGCCCGTTGATAAGATTCATTATATTAGTCTCTCTGATGAGACCAGAGCGCTATATAATGACGTATTGAAACATAAGGTAATGGAGACAGATCAAGGCGAGATACTATGCGACACTATCACTAAACTGCGAACTACTCTGCATATGTTAGAAGGAGGTGGAGCTAAGAAAGTTACTAAGGTGCTGAATAAAAAAGGTAATCCTGTGGATAAGCCAGAATTTATTCAGTTACCTAACACAGAGAAGATTGACTATATTAAAGAACACTTTGGTGACACTGAACATGTTGCTATCATGTATAACTATATAGTTGAAGGTGAAAAACTAAGGAAACATTTCAAGCATGCTCTGATTCTGCAGGCTACTAGTTATGCTGAAGGCGTGGACCTTAGTTATATTGACCATTTAATTATATACAGTCAAGACTTCTCTACAGCCAGGCACACACAGCGTAGAGCCAGGCAAGCTAACAAACATAGAGATAAACCTATAATAGTCCATTTCTTATTAGTTAAAGATGGCATCAGTGAAGAAGTCTACCAATCTGTTTCATTAAACAAAGTTAACTATGTTGACGCATTATTCATGAGGAATCAATTATGAAGATCCTACACGATCTAAAAAAAGCTTCTGCTAGATCTGAGAAGCAAAGGCTCATTCGGCAATGTAATCATCCTTGGTTAATCCATACTTTTAAATACGCTTATGATAAAGATAAGCAATATGGGCTTAAGTTCTCTTCAGTACCCCACACTGGCTTAGGTGAACCCTGTGTTGAAATGTTTCAACTGCTAGATAAATTAGCTGCTCGTGAGCTTACTGGTAACGCAGCACGAGATGCTGTAGAAGATTTTGCCCAGCAACACGGAAACCTCATTAAGCTAATTTGTAATAAGGACTTAGATTGCGGAGTATCAGCTAAGTTATTTAATACAGAGTATCCTGGGGCTATTCCACAGTTTGAAGTACAACTAGCTAAAGAGGTGCCGCTTGAACAAGTGAAATTTCCTGTGTTAGCTCAGATTAAATATGATGGTGTACGCATAGTTATTTTGAAACCTCCTGGACAGCCTGCTGTATTTAAGACGCGCAATGGTAAAGTAGTTAACTTACCGGTCACAGGGCATCTATTTAATAGCTTACCTGTCGACGGGTTCATGTTAGACACAGAAGTTACGTTTTTGTCTGGCAAGTCTGAAGATCGTACCTCTATTTCTGGTAAAATTAACTCAGCTATACATGGAGGGCGAATAGCAGAAGAAGAGCTTCGTTTCAATGTGTTTGATGCTATGCACTACCATGAGTTTATTAGGGGGTCATGTCCAACTAAATATAAATCCAGGTATACCCATATGGTTCACATTTTACAGTGCGTTCGTAGCGACCATCTTGTGCCTGCATTTACTATGCCATGTGAAAACACACATGAAGTACAAGAGCTTTATAAAGAGCTAATAGCTGATGGATATGAAGGACTGATACTTAAACGAGAGGATCATAAGTATACTTTCAAACGGAGTAAAGATTGGGTCAAAATGAAGGAAACTAAAACAGCTGATCTAACTTGTGTCGGTTGGGAAGAAGGTGCAGGCAAGTATGAAGGAATGATAGGAGCTTTGCAATTAGTAGGTGAAGTTGAAGGTAAATTTGTTACTGTCAATGTTGGGTCTGGACTGTCTGACTATGATCGCACACTAGACGGCTATGAAGGCAAGACTATTGAAGTTAAATATAACTCAGTAATCCTAGATACAGCTACCAATAGCTATAGTCTGTTCCTTCCAAGATTCTCCTGTGTGAGGATAGACAAATAACAATTCTATCCTACAAAAATAGGCCTCTAAATTTGGCCCGTGTCGCGATAAAAAATATTTTTAATATCATGACCAAGGCCAAATTTCGTGGCCTTATATGGAGCCACGTCAGCCCGAAAAATCTTTAAAAATCAATGACTTACGATCGAAATAGCGAGAATATTATGTTTACTGATGCAGCAAGTATACTGTTTGAAATAGAAACTAAAGTAGCTAAGGTTCAAGCCGCAGGGTTAGAACCAATTGGGCTAGTGCTTAACTCTAAGAGCATGAAAACAATAGCAGAGAGTTACGCACTTAAAGTATATATCAACACAGATCAAGCTCCACCAACTGTTAAGAACTTACCTGTAATAGTTTCAGATTTTATTCAGAATGTAGGAGTTGTTACTGGATGAGAGGCTCTAAACTTCAAAAGCTAATACTGGACTACTTAGAAGCATGCAAGTATCCAGCTATTAATATTGTCTCAGCTTCTAAGAACGGTGAGAGCGATATTGTAGCTTGTATTGAAGGTAAGTTCTGTCTTATTGAAGTGAAAGGAGTTGGAGACACTGAGAAGCGTCTCCAGCAACTTAAACAAAAGCGTGTTAAAGAAGCAGGAGGGTACGCAATATTTGCGTACTCTCTTGCTGATGTGAAGGACTTAATTAAACAGGTGTGTGTTCAGTAGTACCACCTGAGTTAACCCAAACTGCTCCGGCTGTAGCTCCAGACGACCACACAGGTTTATTGGTAGATGTATTAAACACCTGTAAGCCCGCAGCTTTATTCACCGTATTGATTGGGTCTGTTATGTCTGCCAACTCTGCAGTCGTAGCTATAAGTCCTACTGAGTTTAGCTTAACAAAACTTTTAGTTGCAGACCCAGCTAAGATATTTACTCCATTTGTAGTAACAGAAGTGGCGTCTACTACATTCCACCAAGTGCCTTGCTGATCACCAGCTGTAAGACCTGATGTAAAGCATAGCTCACCAATAGTAGCATTAGCTACATCAGATACCATACTCAACGTAGAATCATAGTGACGAACTTTAACTAATAGTTCATCTTTAATACTACGTATATCAGGACTACGCGTGTCAAATGGAAGACTAGCCGCACCCACTCTAGTAAGCTCTTGTTCACCACTATCCCTTTGTTGTGTTACTATACCTTCACCTAGTAACAGATCTTCAGTACCAGCTAATTGTTTTACTATCTCACGGACCGCCATGTTATTAAACCTCTTCTGACCATTCAATTGTAGTGCCTGCTGTTTTATTAGCTCCATCAGGCAATATTGTAACTATAATGTAATCTCCATTAGTTAAGTAGAAATCACTCTTAGCTCCTGGGTTATCTAAAATACTAGGGGTATCTAGTGGTACGCGTTTTGCAACTAATAGGCTAGAGTTAGCACTACTATGATTAGTCTCAAAAGTTGTAGTTAGAGTTGTACCAGTGCCACCTTTCATATACTGTAAATTAGAATCTCCACTTACAGGAGCCCAACCTAATAATGGATTTACGTTAGCTGAGATACCGCCTAACACTGTTGCGTCCCTGGTTAGCCATACCCCAGTCACCGCTTGATCCCTACAAAATGTGGTAATCCTGTTTAACAAAGCATCTCTAGCATTGTAAATACCGTTAAAAGTAGGAGGCACTCGAATAGCTAAAGTGGCCATACCATCTGAGTAAGTATTACTAATATTAATCAAGGCCATCCCAGTTGTAGTTGATCGATAAATAGTATTGTTACCTCCACCACCTTCGCTAGCCACATCAACGCATCCTGCTCGTAGCCTAGCATTACCTGTTACTGACCACAGTACTGGCAAAGCTGGGATAGTTAGTGTAGGTAATTCACCTTCACCTAACCTTCCCAGGTTTTCTATCTCTGCAACTAGTTCTTGGTCTACGTAAAATAAGTAATTGCCAACTCCACGCCATTGCATTTGAATGTCGTATAGGTGCCCTTTAGTATAATCAAAGTTTACCCAACCGTCTGCATGTTCTGTAATTTGCTGTACTGTCTCTACTCCATCGCGAGCAACTACTGCGTACAGTTTATCATTAGTAAACCTAAAGCATACATAGTTACCCATAGCCGCAGAACCTAAACCCCAATCACGTACTGTGCTAGCCTCGCTTTCAGTAGGTAGCCATACTGCAGTAGAATACAGGTGTCCTTTATTGGGCTGATACCTAGGATGACGTTTACTAACTAACTGTGTAGTTATACCAGTAGTAGAAGTTAAATCTAACCCTCCATCAGTGACTATGGCGTTACTAAAAGTGCTTTGCTCTACTCCAGCTTGATATTCTTTCCATTGTGATGCAGGAATATCATAAGTAAACAAACCTCTAAAGACAGAGTAGTCTTCAATAAATTTTTGTCTGCCCCAAGCATCTACTACTAAGTCAGTTAAACCTAATAATTGTTGCTCAAACCCTAACTTAGTCTTAGCTAATTGTCTTGACATGATTATCTCCAATTAGTATAATTAGTCATATCCTTAGCTGAACTAGGTGGAGTAAAGTCTCCGCTAGGCAGTTCTGGATAAATTTGATGATAAGTTGTATCAGGTGTTTCACCAGTCTTACGAGGTTTATAAGCACCACGTTCTGCACTTGGTGCACCAGTAGAAGGAAACATAACCACTTCATCACCAATGTTAATTCCTTGAAATCCTTTGTCTTGAAGCTTTTGAATTACATTCTTTTTATTGACACGAACGTCTTCAATATCCCAACCAGTTCCAAGCACATCCTCTATATCTTGATACTTAGCTATACGATGATAGCTAATCTCACGCACAGAAGCTTCACCAAAACGTTTCTTAGAAGACTTCTCATCTAACATATAACGTTGGCCTTCAGTGATAGGACCTTTAGTGGACTTAGTGTTCTCTTTGCCCCACACCTCTACTTTAAGTGGACCTTTACCTATCTGTGGCTGATTAGCTCCATGCTCAGCCCACTTAAAGTGCAACTGTTCAATTTGACTAGCTAATTGTGGGTCTTCTTTAACTTGCTCAAGGAGAGCTTTCATTGATTTTAGTTGTGCAGGGTTTTTCATGAACTTAGTTGCATGCACAACCAATGACGAATACTTAGCTACATCAGTACTACGCATCCTTTTAAGATAACCCATAATACCAGAGGCTGCTTCAAAATGTAAGCGTGTAACTATATTAGTTGTTAAATACGACTGGTTACGTGGAATAGAAATACCTGAAGTAGCTGTAGCTAAGCTAATGTCATTCTGATATACTTGCGCAAACTCTCTTGCTAGGCGTTTCATCTCCTTAACTTTAGGATCCCTAAAGCCTTTAGTCTCTAACTCAGCAGAGAATTTAACCCAGTCCACAGCCGCTGCTCCTTGTCCTTGCTTTAAACTAAATTTATCAAAAGCTTCACTAAGCATAGCCTTCTCATAAGCATGCCGTAGCTTAGGAGTTAACTTAGCAGAAATCTCTTCAAAAGTACCGTCTTGTGCACTTAAATGCTTGTAAGACTTTTTGACTACAGCAACAGGGTCAATACCAGGTTTAATCAATTGCTTGAAGATAATGTTATCGTACATACGGTTCAACTTAGCTACTTCAAGACGAGTAGCACGATAGTTATGTACCCATGTAGCTCCGTCTTTCATATGACGATTGGCAGCATGAGCTATCTCTGCGTCAATAGACTTAAGTACACGGTCCACCTCTTGTTTATTAGCAGCTTTCAAGATCTTCTTATTTGTCTTGAATTCAGAGATAGCTTGGCGCAAATCTAACAGTGCACCAAAGTCACGTGTTTGTGAGGCCGCTTCAATCTTAAGCAAGATACCTTTAAACTGATCAAGCACAGCAGGATTCTGAATAATACCTTTTACACGATTAAGCATAGGCTCAATAGCTAACTTCTTCATATCAAAGTGATATGGAGTATGACGCATCTCTTCACGGCCTGTGTCACGGATAATGCGATAACCGCCTTGTACAGTATCAATTAGCTCATCCAACTCGTCTTTTAATACGATAGGAACCATCTGTGGATCTGCGTCAGTTAGCAGCTTATCGAAAGCTTCTGCCCGCTCTCTTACTGCTTTAGCATAGGCATTACCGGCACCAGGGTCTAATGCATTAACAGTTGCAGCTATGTTTTGGCCTCCTGGCAGCATCTGAGGAAGATTAGCTATCAATTCTTGAGTAGTGCTTTTATACGGCACGCCAGTCAACTTAGCTAAACGCTTCATCAAATCAGTAGCTTCTTCTTCAGTGACATGTAGTTCGCGAAGTAATACTTCTCTAGCGCCATTTTGGTTATCAGGAAATAGCTTAAGCACTTGGTTCATGGTGCCACGCAACGCCTTCATACTATACTTACCACCAAACTTAACTAGTGGAGCTACTGTAGAACGTATGATTACATCCCCAAATACTCCAAGCATGCCTGCTTCGACCATTTGTCTGGCATAGACTCGCTCGTTAATCCCTTCCGCCATCTTAAGCTCTTTAGACAGTCTATGCAGGTCTTCAAAACGACCTAAAGCTGTTCCAATAGCGGAACCTGCCTTTTCACCTATAGGACCCCCACGTGAACCAATGATGCTACCCATTATGCCAAGACCTATCTCTTGACGAGCATTAACTACTCCATCAAGTAAAGCTTCTACCCAGCCTGATGTAGCTTCTTCCCACTCACCTGTTTCAGGATTCTTTGCATATAGTCCTTGAGAACCATCAATGTCTCTTAGCTCTGCTTCAATGCCAAAGCGCTGTAAAGTCTCTTGCGCTTTAGCTGTAAGCTCTAAAGAGTAACGCATAGCTGAGATTTGATCTTCTTTAGTAGCAAAGTCGAAACCGATAAAGGGCACAGTACTATACAACTCTGAGACGATAGGTTTTAGCATTGTCCACATATCAGAGGGTAAAAAGTGCATTGCATCTGACTTATTAACCAGCTCTTGAATATCAGGTACTCCAGCTTCTTTAATAACCTCTAAATTGCCTGGAGTTGTAACTGGTTCTACGTCCAATGACGCAGGCTCACCAGGCTCAGAGGTTGGAGTAAAGTACAGTGGACTAAACCCTTCATTAATCAATTCTTGTATTGCCTCTTCTTCACTGAGTCCAGCATTAACTAAATCAGCTTTAGTCCGTAGCGCGTACTCTTTAGCTGCCTTACTGGCTTCAGCTGGAGAGAACCCCTCATACTGTGTTAATTGCTCCATAACGTCTTTTGGAGAGATATCTGGATGCGCAAAAGCTGCGTCAATTTCTTGTTGCACCTCAGGAGACAATGCTGCCATGGCATCTTCAGACTGTGTAGTTGCCATTAATGTCGCGGCCGTAACAGGTAGCGCTTTAGCATATAACTCGAAAGACGGAGAAGGTAAGTTTTCACCTCGCCTGCCAGGTTTAGGCAATCTGATAGCCGCATAGGTAGTAGCGTTTCTAGTATCCTGCAGCTTAAAAGTTCTGTAACGTTCTGCTGCAAGGCTAATCTCGTCTAAGGTCGCCCCATAATGGGATAGCATCTCTACTGGAGAACTAGTTAGTTGTAAAGCATCCTTAGAAGACGCCATAAAAGAAACGTAGAATGTTGCTCTAGCCTTCTTATCCTGCAGTGCATGCCTCGCTTGTTCCTTATCCAAGGATGAAGCAGTCGGGGCTTTTAGTGTGGCCTTAGCAAGACGTACAGCGTCAGCGTCGATATCGTCCGGCAATACTTTGGTATACCCCGGGGCCATCTGCTGAAACGTAGTATATTCTACATCTATACCTTGACCTTTAAGATCTTTTACAATCTTTTTCATTTGCGCAGGAACTTGCTCTTCATACACCGCCTGTTGCACTCCAGCAGACCGGTGCAGTTTTTCAATGCCGTAACCCCGAATTGGCACAGCTACTTGTGACTGCCAGTTATCTACCGCCTCAAGCACAGATAACTCTAAAGCTTTACGCACCCACGTTTTTTCGTGGGGCAAAGCTGGTTTAAGCTTATTAAAGGCTGTCCTTGCCTCCTCGTACTGCCTTACACGATCTACTCGTTCTGTATGGTATCTAGCTCTAATATCTTCTAAAATCTCTGTGAATTCTCGTTGAGTTTTTGCAGTAAGAGCTTCAGCTAATACGGTGTCTGCTACAGGAAGCACTGTAGCATTCGGGTTCTGCTCCTTTATAGAGTTTTGCCTGGCAGCTAGTTTTAGCTTTTCATCTTTGATATGTGCAGCAAAATCCTCTGGGTCTAAGTGCCCAAAGTCAGAAATGCGCTCCAGCTCTCTAAGAGCTTCGTTATGGTCATAATGAAACGCAGATAACTCTGCTCCAAGTTCTTCATGAGCAAAGCTTTTGCGGTTAATTTCAAAGTCAGAGGCAGGTACACCGGGTCTAGAATGTATAGGCGCTTGCAACTCTTGCACTCGTAGCGTATCTCTACCTGCTAGGTTAAGAAAGTCCAGTCGACGCCAAAAGTTTACACCAGGAACTTCTTCGTCTTCTCTTGACACAAGTCTACCGGAATCGTCATACCAAGCTTCACTAGTTAGGTGAGCATCGCTAGCCTCAGAAATCCTTGGATTAGTAGTAATACGCATATCATAGCGGTCAGGAGAAGTGTCTGGCAGTGTAATTTCAAAGTAGCCTCTTGCAGGATCTCCAAACATCAACTGATCATCCATTTCATCTAAACTACTCTCATTGAAGCTGCGCATATCCACCCGGTAGTCTTCTCTACCAGCATCGATTTCTACCAACTCTTGCTTAGTTATTGGAGTTACACCAGGCTCAGCCTTATAGACATCAATAGCATCATTCATGCCACTGAACTCCATTTCCTCAGGTTTAACCTGCCCACGGCGTTGTAGTTCATTTGCAGCACTTTCAGGCTTAACCCTAAAATTTTCTGGTAAACTGTGAATAGTCTCTGTAAGTCTGGACTTAATCCCTCTTCTAGCTAAGGGTCTAGTAATTGCATTCAACGGTACTGGCATGTCACACCTCTATCGGACAGGTTCTTCATTAGTATTTTGCGGTAACTTTAACTGCTCACTCTTTGGAGTTTGCATATACTGACTGCCATTACCTTGAGCTATAGCTGAAGCATAGGCTTGTGCTTGTGGATTGCCCTGCAAAGCCATAGCAGTTTCTTCCAGGATCTTACTAATGTCAGGAGAGTGCTTAGTCTTCATAGTTTTGATAGCTAAACTAGCAGCTTTAAAGTACCCACCAGGATTGATCTGAGCTAACATATTGCCTACTTGACCAGATAAGAAAGTCTCTAACATTAACTGATTCTTTTCATCTTCATCATTATAAGAAGTAGAAGTAATCTCAATGTCTACATCAGTAAAAGCTATCTCTGACTCAGCTGTGGGAACTGGGGCAACTAATATGTTGCCCTCATCGTCAGTTAAAATTTCTCCAGTAGTAGGATCCGTGACTTCTTCAAAAACTAACTGTTGAATAGGCTGGCCTGTCTGTGGGTCTTGGCCTACAGTCATTTGCAATGGTTGGTTAATCTCTACCCAACGCTCACCAGTTATCTCATCAGCTATACGTAGCACTTGATGAGCTGTGTAGTATTGCTTAATCAAAGACGCCATATCTCTGCCTAGCATTTGATAGAACTCTTCAAACCGCAGTGTAAGGTATCGCAATGCTACAATAGTTGCGTTCTGTTGTAACTTTACTTTCCGACCAGAGTCAGACGCAAATGCCATACCCAAGAAACTATCATTGATATTCAATACCCGTTGTATGCGATCGAAAGCTTTATCAATGATAGTGTACTGCTGTAGTACGTCTGCAGATAGATTCTCAACCTTAACACCTTTGAGATCTGCAACTTCAATTACACCTGTGACACGGTTAAATGCAGCAGTGAACTCAGCTATGTCTTCAACAGCTCCAGTCTCTACAAAAGCCTTTTGAGTATTGACCATTAGCTGAATCTTGATAACAGCTTGGTTAATTGCCTTTTGTGATTCTATAACCTCTCTAAAGACACCATAAAACTCTGTCTTATCAGAAGTGTGAATCTTTTGTACTCGGTATGGAAAACTAATCTGCTTCTTCGTAATGTCAGTCTTCTTTAGTATATGGTGATTAGACCAATACACAGACCATGTCTTACCATCACGTGTTTTAACTATAGAGTGAACAATCAAGTAGTTATCAAAGATGCGATAACGACCTGTGAACTCTCCATTATATGCATAAGTGAACTCAGCCTCATCAATGTTGAGATGGTTGTAGTAAGCTTCTAACTTCTCAAAAGCTTTCTTACCAAACTTATCAACTATTGTGTCTTCATCTAGCCACTTGTATCTGTGGATGTACTTAGCATCTGAGTAGTCCTCTTTACGACTCATTGGATCCAAAACTATTTCACTGTCTGGCACATAATCTAAGTCAAGCTCGTAGATAACCCTGCCAAACATATCACGACGGCCAGAATCTTTAACGTCTACGTAGCAGCACATAACACCAGAGACGATGCCACATAGTTTAAGGCGATCACCTAATGCTTCAAAATAGTTCTTACGAAGCGCATGTGTAATTGCGTCACTAAGGATCCCTGCAGTGGGAATATCCTTAAGGTCAACAGGGTTAGCTGTAATGGCATTAACTACATTAGAGTAGTAGCCAATGAGCATACGAGCGAACACCTTGATAACGTTAAAGGTCTCAATTGGTTGACCACGATTAGTTAAGATAGCTTTTTGTTCAGCTGTGTATTGCCTGTTATGGTACATGTCCCAGGCTTCAGCTGCTTCTATTTTAGACTCCTCATAGGCTTCATAACCAATCTTAAAGGTGTCTTCTAAATCTTCAATAGTCGGTTCCATTATTGAATACCTTTACGTTGCTTAATTCTATCAGCTAAGCTAGTACCACTAGAGCCTCCAGTAGTACCACCAGAGCCTCCACGACCTACATTTAAGTCACGCTGAATATTAGCTTCTGTAGCATCTCCTTTATTCCTTTCTAGCACATCAAGAGCAAAATTGATGTCTCCAATCGCTTGCTCTATTTGTGCACGAGACATACCCATGTATAAATGCACTTGGGCAGGATGCAAGCTAGCTACTGCACCTTCGTACATTGATTTTAACTTCTCTAACTGTACTGCGAATGCTGGAACTACTGCAGCATAGCGTTGATTCAAATCACCAAATTCTTGCTGGAAGCGTGCAGCCTCACCATCAGTTACTGCAGCACCTGAAGTAAGTCGTAGCATAACATTTCGGTAGGCTGTATACGCTGATTGTACTTTACGTCGTACTGAGTCAGGCACATTGCTTGTATACTTCTCTACACCTCCAACTAGTCTATCAAGCGCGCCAGTTGCTCTAGGTGAAAGATCCGCAGCTACTTTGCCGCCAAACATAGTTAGTGTTCTGATTAGCCTCAAATCTTCCATCAACTCATTAGGAGGTTTACGACCTGATAACGCTTCATACCGATCGACAAAAGCGTATGCTTGACTCAATTGTCTATTATCATATTCATGAACTGGTATATCCATGAGTCCAGAAGTAGTAAATTCTTGTATTGCTTCTTCAGCCGCTGCTGCTTTACCTGGGGTAGTCCCTGAAATTCTTGCACCCCACAGCTCTTCAGCAACTTCACCTTCAGTAACGTTTGGGTCTGCCTGTCGCCTGATACCTGTCATGTATTGAATATCAGATTGCATAGAAGTATTTTTGGTATCTTTACGCAACCCCATAAGCTCTTTATATAAAGCTAAGTCTTCACCATAAAGTCGACGAGTATACCCAGTAGCTTCCATTTCAGCTTTCATATCAGCTATAGTGGTAGAGCCATCAGGCAATGTAGCTTTAAGGTAACGTCTGCCAAATTGCGGATAGTCAGGAGCGTCTTCTAAGAAGCTATTAGGGTTCATTCCATTCTCAATAATGAGTCTAGCGTCTTGCCGTGGATCAAGAATATCTACTCTAGAGACACCAAACATTTGCTGCATTTGAGGGTTACTGCGTAGACCATCATTAAGAAAGTCTACTCTACCAGTAGCGTTATAGCCACGGAAAGCCCTATACGTGTCTTCAGCAGTAGCTTTCATCATCACTTCTTGGCTTGCTTGAAGTGCTGCTTGCGCCTCTTGTTGAGGTACGCCGGCAGCGATCTTAGCTTGTGCAGTCTCTGCAGCTAATTGATCTTCTGCTCTACGCCGCTGTAGTGCTTCGCGCTCTTGCATTCCTCTAACGTAGGTTACACCTGCACTAGCAAGAGCTTGACCTAAACCTGAATAATCTGCCATGTCGACTACCTTAAGTTAATTCTTGCCAAGGTACTGAAGTAAGCGCAGGCTTAGCTGTTGCGCTTGCTCCGATGCCAGCAGTAGAACCTACTGCACTAACTCCTGCACCTGCAGAAGCTGCCTTACCTACCTCCATACCAAACACGCTAGTAATATCACCTGAAGCTACGCCTGAAGCTAAACCAGCAAACGCTGATGTGGCCCCCTGATACCACCCTGCAGCTTCACTCTTAGCTGCATTAATCTGATCTGCTTGTATTTGTTGTTTCTCACCAATGCCAGTTTGTAAGAAACTCTGCTTAACCTCAGCTACTTTAAATGGAGCTTCACGACGAATCTTTGCTCGCATCTGAGCGTTAGCTAACTCTAAGTCTTGTTGACTCTCAATAGCAACACCAGACTGGCCTAACCCTCGTTCAGCTAAGAAAGCAGAAATATTATCCTGAGCTTTCTGAAATTCTACTTGTTGAGCCTCTAACCCTTGAGCTTCATACGTATCAGGAGTTAAGTTATTAAAAAAATCTGCTAAATCTTGTTCGACTCCTCCGTATAGTCGTTGCCAATCTGCCATCTGAGCCTGGCTAAGCTTCTTAGCTCTACGTGAGGCGGAAATACCTTGAACAGCGGATAGTCCGCCAACTACGGCTAATGCAGTACCTACAGCCATTTTATAGCTCCTTAATAAAAGAACGTTCTAAAGGACGATAGCCTGTACGAAGATAAATATCCTCTATCTTATCTGGCTCTAACGAGTCTAGGCGTATCATGATAATTTTATCCGCTCCAGCTAGTTTAGCTGCAGTTTCAAACTGTTTAATTAAGCGCATACCTAAAGTAGTACCGCGCCACTCAGGCTCTACCCACCACCCTAGTTCTTGGCAAATTGTGTATTCAGGGTTTAAAAAGTGTGGGTACACTATACCTAATATACAGCCTTTGCCAGGTTCTTCAATGTAAATTACATTTGGATTACTCAGCAACTCTTTAACTATCTCAGGCGTAAACTCAGAGACCGGTATACCGCTACCTGTCATTGGCAAGAATTGCGCAATCGTATTAACTAAGTACCTACTCATACTATATTTGCAACCCGTAACTCTGCTAGTATAGCATCCACTTTATCTGAGATAGCCTGTACCTCAGCTACAGAAGGTCCTGTAATAGTCTGAGATAAATCGCCAGGATCTGTGCCTTGTGGATTATTAGTAAAGTTATCATCAGCATACTTTTTAGCTATCAATTCTTTATCGTCAGTAAACGTCTCATTAACTGCGTATTTCAGTGGGGCTGTAATCTCTACGCCTCCATCTAGGCGCACGTACAAAGCTGCAGCCTCTTCTGACAGTAATACTTGTATCTGTTGCGCTTGCGAACTAACAGAGTTAGTTTCAGCTATTGTACTGAATCTTGGACCGCCTCTTAACCCAAATGCCACATCCAGTTGTTCCACTAAACGCAATAGAGTTCTACGTAAAACCTCAGGATTAGCTACGTCTGGGGGAATTCTTATAAAGGAATCATCTGCCATTTTGACGTCCGAACCCTTTATACTCTATTTCTCTAACTGTGCCTGTGCCAGTAATTCTGAATTGCACTGTATGACCCTGTTGAGTGCTTTGTGGAATCATTATATCATAAACTCCATCACTTGTATATGATTTTGTTATGACGTCAACTCCATCTATTATCACAGTAATAGATACTGATCCCTTTAGATTTACATAAAAGTTCTTAAAAATCTTTAGCTCTGTCAAGCTGCCTTCACTATACTCTGGTGACAAGTAAGTGAATGTAGCTGCGTCCCCCTGGAAGAACGGTTTAAGACTAGTTCCATCCCACCCGTATAACACATCTAGGGCCTTAACTAACCAGGAAGACCCTAGATTATAGGTCTTATACTTACCACCATAACGCATGTCAAGAACTAAGATGCTCCCATCTGTTTCTTGCAGGTAATATTCTTCATCGAACAAAACAGCGTTTGCAGGGTTTAGCGCAATCTTACCTAGCTTAACCTTAGATCCAACTATTGCAGTTGCGCCAGTGGTAGTACAGATGCCGTCAGTTGACGCCCAGATAATAGAGCCGCTCCATTGAACTATACTCTTATGTTCAATGCAACCCTGATCGCCTGACAATGGATACTTTACAAATGTTGTAGAGTTAGTGCCAGCGACTACCCAGGCCTTATACCGGCTAAAAACGATTATGCCATTAGTGGCAACACCTATACCTGTCACATCAGCTTCAAAGTCAATAAAGTTAGTGTCAGGCCAGGCATTAGGCTTCCCAGCAGGGGTATAATAAACTTTGTCTCCTACTGCACCTATAAGACTACCATAGGCCTCAACTAAGAATTGAAGGCCAGTAGGCGCTTCATTGTAATCAGCGGATTCTAGAATTGTGCCTTCTACGTCCACATCAGATAAATCATCTTTTATAAGTCCAGCTACTGGATGAGTATACTCGTCAACAAGAGTGAACTCTCCTAAATTACCTCCAATTCGGTATAACCTTATATGTGTTACTTGTGGGTCTGAAGACACTGGAGGAGTAGCAAGTTCAATAAAACCTTTAGAGACAACTATATCTTCAGATAGTGGAGACGGTGCAGACTCAGTTCCGTCTAAGCTATTGTAAAAAGTATACACATAGTTGTAAGTACCATTTACATTAACGTCCTCTTCTTCTACAAAAACAGCGTTTCCACTTATGTCATGAACAGTATCATTAGCAGGATAGATCCCTACATATCTAAACTCACCGTTATACTTACGATAAATCTCAATTACTCCATCAAGAAT